CTAAGCTAATTAACTATACTAATAATCAGGCAAAACTTTTTGGTATGGACCCTGGTAGAGGAAAGCTTGTCATGCAATTAGGACACGGTAATGCCTACTATCACCGTGATGACGGTAATCCACATGTAGAGGTTGATTCAAGCATACTTGGCACAGCAGGGGCGGATAGCGTACTGCAGTGGCAGACGGCATCAAGCCAAAGCGGAATAAACTTTCAGGGCACAATTCCAAGGTGGATTTGCAATACTGGTGATGTAATATCGGCTTTCAATAATCCCGCCTATGGGCAAGGCTTTGCCTGGGATGATACATATGCAAATAGAGGTAGAGGAATTGTTGTAAGTATTCCAAACGGACAATTCATTCAAGGTGCAAATTGGGTGTTTTTACCTGCACCTTTTGTAAAGTCTGAAAACATACGTGAGGGTGTAAATATGTTCGGTATACATGGAGGACTTCCTGACTATAGAATCGGTAGACCGGTTTTTGAGAATGCCACTTTCAACACAATTTACGTGGGGGGAGTGGCGAATAAAGACTTTCCAGAGGCAAATATATATCGTGACATAACAACAACTGCAAGCAACTACTCAAGGTATGCAGGTGGAACAACTATAAATGTTTCGGCAGGAAGCAATTTTCATCTTTGGTCTAGTGGACAATATGTTGGGTTTGTTCTTGACAGAGCAATATTATTTACCTTTTTTAGGCAATTAAAAATAACATATAAACTAGATGTCAGAATGAACACAGGTGGTTACAATCGAAAGGCTGGAGTTGATGTATATGTGCACTTATACGATGCGGCAAATAGAAGAAATTCAATTGGTGGAATGCATAAAATGCATAGTTCATCTGAAAAAGCCGGCAGTACATACAATGGAGATACATATGAGATGATTATTGATACATCGAGCATAAATCGGGATGCATTTGTTGCATTATGTGCTAGTGCATATAGTGATTATAATTTGTCGAGTGCTATAGGCAGCGTAACATTTACAAAGATAGAATTGATAAATTAAAATGAGGTGAAATAATGAGCAAATTAATATTAAAAGACAAGACAGAGATAAATCTATCAACACATTATGGTGATACATATGTCACTACAATTGACAACTTCGCTGAATTGGATGAGTTGAAAGATAAGCTTACAGATGCAAATACTGTAATCATGACAGTACAAAGTGATGGCAGTGAGGAGACTGTAACAGGACTTAAACTGCAGGGTATAACTATAAATTTTGTAAAGGATGAGACAGGAGTGATTTCTCAGATACAGGCATTACTCATGTTCAGGGCTATGGATAAAGTGGAGCAGGTAGAATCCACTTTGACAGGTCGTATAGACGCTCTATCAAATATGATGCTTGAACTGATGAACAACGATGAGGAAGGAGAAGAAAATGAGCAGTAAAAGAAAGTTAAAAGTGTATGTGAGATTTTACGCATCAAGGATTAAACACGGATTAATGACAATAGATGAAGTACCGGAGAAGTACAGAGCAGCCGTTGAAGAGTTCATGAAAACAGATGAGTATCTGATGATGTAGTTTGATAACAAAAAATGCTATCTTGATAACAGAAAGCAAGATTTTAATAACGCAATTTGCATTTTTTATACCAAAATAGCATTCTAAATAAACAAAAGAGGAGCGAAGGCTCTTTTTTTAATGGAGATATTTATGACATTAGAGGAAGCAATAGACCATGCTTTAAAGGTTGCAAGTGAAGCTGACACATGTAGTAGATGCAAGTCAGAGCATTTGCAGATTGCAGCATGGCTACAAGAGTTGCAGAGATACAGAAAAAAAGAGAAAGGAGAAAAAAATGGATAGTGGATTTTCGGCAGGGAAAAAACTGCTACGTGGGTCTTATAGCCAGTACACATTGACTGGTAAAGATTATTTTGTTCTAAATCGAGCGTATGGTAAGACTCCACATCCTGGAGATATCGTTTACTTTTATAGTGGCGAAAAGGGCAGGGTTGCTCATGTAGGAATCGTTGAAGATGTTAAAAAGGTTAATGATACATATGTAATTCATACTATAGAAGGCAATACCTCGGCAGTCGCATTTGAAAGAAATGGTGGTGGAGTTGCGAGGAAGGAATACCGATTTACTGAAGGTGAGGTGGGTGGAAAAAACCGAATCAATGGGTTTGGAATGCCTCTTTTCAGTAACTCAACATGTACAGCAGAAGAGCTCATTGCTGTAGCGAGGCGAGAAGTAGGATACTTGGAGAAGGCAAGTAATGCTATGTTGGAAGAAAAAACTGCTAATGCCGGAATGTCCAACTACACTAAGTATGGTCACTGGTATGGTCAGAACGGTCTGTATTGGTGTCAGCAATTTGTCAGTTGGTGTGCTTACAAAGCTTGCAAACTACATCAAAAGAACAGTTTCACAGGATGGGTAATGTTTGATGGTAAGTGGCTATATGAGAGCAAGGGAGTAGTGCAAAAAAACAGGTGGGTAAATACTGATGGTAGATGGTATGTAGTTGACGGAGCAGGTAACATGATTACCGGATGGTTCAAAAATGGCAATGACTGGTATTACATGAACACTGATGGAGGTATGCTTTCCGGACAATGGATTGATATAGCAGACGAGTCATATTATCTAACAAAATCAGGAGTTATGGCAAGAAGTGTTTATGTTAAGAATGATAAAAAGCATATTTATCATTGGGTAGATGAAGATGGTAGATATCAGAAGAAATTTGATACAGAGAGTCCGGATTTAAAAACATACGGACTTGCAGAGTAGAAAGGATGGTTAAAATGAGAGCAAATGTATTATATTCATTAGTAGGTGCAATAGGAGGATTTGTAGCAATGGCGTTTGGTGGTTGGAGTGATGCACTTATCACTCTTATTGTTTTCATGGCGTTGGATTATGTGACTGGATTGATTGTTGCCGGTATATTTAAGAAGAGCAAGAAATCTGAGAATGGTGCTTTGGAATCACGTGCAGGATTCAAGGGACTATGCCGAAAAGGTGTTGCTCTAATGATTGTTCTTGTGGCAGTAAGGCTTGATATAATCATGCATACAACATACATAAAAGATGCAGTTATAATTGCATTTGTAGTAAATGAAAGTATTTCTATTATTGAGAATGCCGGGTTGATGGGCATTCCGATTCCACCTGTCATAGCAAAAGCTATTGATGTATTAAGGAATGAATCAGAGAAGGCAAGCACAAATTAAAATGCACTTTTAGTAATTTGAGTTTCTTCCTATTTATAAATGATAGAAACTCACTAGTAACAAAGTTATTTAAAAAGCTATAAAATAGGCAACCTACAGTTCTCAAAGAGATAATAAAGACACAAAATTATACCCAGCATATGCGAGGAAAACCTTGTATATACTGGGTTTTTCTTTTTGTAAAAACCTGTCCGATTTTGCTTACTAGTAACAAGATAGTAACATACTAGTAACAAGAGATTAACTGTCTTGTGCAAGACTTTTGTTGTCTTGTGCAAGACACTTTCTAATATCTAATTTTGTCCTACAATGTATAATTCTTCCGTCCTTGAAATAAACATCATAACCATCATGTGTATTACCTTTTACAGTTAAAATCTTGTCTCTTGATTTTTCTGCAAGTTGCATATTATCAAATAGTCCTTCCTGATCCTTATTTACCAAAAATAAAAAATACTTATTCATAGACATGCCTTTATCTGAAGCTAGGTTTTTAATAACCTCTTTCATACCCTTTGGCACAGAAAAATTTATTCTCTCATAATGTTCAGCATTAAATTGATTCTTGTAATTTGTCCTATCCATATTTAACCTCAAATCTTATTTATAGCTTCAAGTTTATTTGGTAGATCTATATGAGTATATACTACCTGAGTCACATTCTGCCCTTTGTGGCCAACAATTTGCTGTATTATTCTTTCGTCAACTCCAGCTTCAGTCAAAAGAGAGATACAAGTGTGTCTTGTACAGTGCGGAGTATATTTAAGTGACAGAGCATCCATTATCGGTCTCCAATAGGAGTCGTAAAAATTCCTGTATAAAAAATGCCTGCCATCAGGTGTACATATAAGATAATCACTTTTCTTTGATATCCAGAACTCAAAGAAAGGCGCTACCTTTTCAGCTATCGGTACTTCTCTGACACCTGCAGATGTTTTTGACTCTTTCACATAGAACCACCGTTCATCAAGATGTACATCTTCTTTCTTCAGATCCAGTAGTTCACTAATCCTTAGGCCTGTATATATAAGCATGAGTGCAACAGATATATACTCATTGGAGCCTGAAGAATTCCAAAGTAATTTGATAGCTTTCTTGCTGAAAGGTTTACGATCGTAAGCATTCGGATTGCCGGCACTACTGATATCCACATATTTGATAATATCACGCTTGTCAGGAGTGATGATTTCATGTATGACAGCATATTCCCACATCAAAGACCATAAGTTTCTAAGAGTTCTTAGTGTAGGAGTATTCTTTCCTGACTGATCCACCACAGCCTGCAGATGATTAAGCTTAATATCCTTGAAAGTCATATTATATAATGCAGAGCATATAGAGTATGCAGCCTTATAGCCATTTGAATTCTTTATAGTTTCATAATGCTTATCGGACCACTTGTCATACACTTCCGTAAAAGTAATCGTATCAGCCTTTAAGTCATAAGGATTCTCATTGTATGCGGTGAGAGCAGATAAGGCTTCAGCTCTGGTAGCATAGTAGCCTATAAATTGATAGATTGGGTGACATTGCATAGTATTTTCTATAGTTTTCCAGCCTACTGTCTTTCTTGCAGCCCAGGGCTTTCTTCTTTTACCTGACAGTTTGTACACGGATCCAAAAGAGTTTGGTAATCTCATAAAATGCTCCTTTCTTATAACAAAAATGAGTACAAAAATAACACCTCTTGCAAGGTGTCTACTGCCATGGTACAATATAACTTGTCTAGGGTTATATCATTTGCAGGTTGTGCTTGCAAGGGTATACATGGCCACTTGGTATTAGCGCACCAAGTGGCTTTTTTAATATAAAAAATCTCTAGGTTAGCATATTTAATGTTAAAAATCAAATACTTACCATTTTCCCGACATCGGGAAAATGGTGAATAATAAAAAATTAATATTCTAAAACTTGACAAAAGAATGTGTACAACATAAAATATAACCATAGATAACTTGTGAAGGATTAACACTGGGTTCCTGAATTGGAGTAGGCTTAACGCTTAGAATTCCTATGTGCCTGGGGTTATCTTTTTTTATGCTTCAAAATAGTACAGACAATGTTTGAGTCATTCTTTATAGCTTCTATAACAAACTCCACTAATTGGCTAGAGTATCTTCTAGTAGATACAAATTGAAAGCAGTATCTTTCGTCATCTTGTAAGTTATAGAAATCCATAATTAGCTTAAGTGCATAGTCATTGAAAACATTGTCGCCTTTAAATGATACATAATCAAACTTTATATTTTTAACATTAATTTGCTTATTAACCAAGGAAATAATGTTCTTTCTTGACAATGTATATTTATCTTTTGGATCCTGCAGTTTAGTGATGATTTTAGCCGGCATATCAGAACTTGAATCCACAGAGTATGTAAAATCTGCTTTTGTCTTGTCTTTTATCTGAACAAATTCATGTCTGATCGGTATGAATAAATCAGCTGAATGATTGGTGTTTTGTAGAAAGTCTAGCTCATTTTTGTTTGCAATAAAGCGATCAGCCATTTCAGCAGAATACTTTCCTCTGATTTCACTGTTGGTTAGAATATCCAATGATATAGAAAGTGTCAAAAAATTGGGGGAGACATGCTCTGACATATCTACTTTGTGGAATCTTTTTATTTGTTCGCAGAAATTTATAACACAAGCCTGAAAAAATGGAGCATATATAGTTTCATAGTCCTCGGTTATAAAATGAGTGCTTGTATCCCTTAGATCAATAATAGTCTCCAAATTTACTCTGAGCGGTTGTTTTTTGTCTGTATAAACTCTTTGCAGTGCGTCTCGTAAAGAGAGGGTTCTATTAGGGGAATCACTGAAATATATACTTTCACCTCTATTCAACAATTCCGCTTTTAACATCAGTTCCCAAGCATTGCAAATAAAAAAGCTAAATCCCTCAATTCTATATCTGATAGTTGGTTTGTTATAGATCTCTAAACCTAAAATAAACGCTTCAATGCTTTTATCAACAAGTCTACTTTTAATATCTTCCAATTTCACACTCTCCTATAAAATTTAAAACTTCCCTCTAAGCTCAACAACAATTAGAAGCAACTTTTAACTATAGCTTTATATATCTTGTCATCAACTTCAATAAGACTACGCTTACCGTCCTTAAAGTTAATGGCAATCTGGTAAATGCCTTTACTCTTTGCAGATAGTCCACCGGCCAACATACCTACGGGTCCAAGTAAAACACCTCCGACAATGCCACGAGCAACACCGCTTGCAGCACTCTTTCTGTGTTCATCAGTAATTACCTCATAAGACTCTACAGTTTGGTTGTCGAGATTAAAACTTTTCACAAATCCTGTTATGATGTAGGGTGTGAGCGCTGCTGCTCCTACTACCATTCCTGTATAATCACCTGCAATAACTTTGTTCTTTGCTTTTGCCATAAAATTAGTTCCCCTTTAAAATTTATTTTTCTTTATATCCAACAATTCCTTGGGATATACAACTTGATATTGATTGCAGTCGGGTATTAATAATTCCGCTGCAAACATATTAGCTTCACGCTCTACCCACGAAGTAAGCAATAGAGTGTGATTTTTTATAAATGCGCATTCCTTAGTTCTGTGTAAAAAAGCATGCCCAAGTTCATGTCCTGCAACCACTCTAAACATGTCAGTGTCCAATAAATCCTCGTTTATAAATATCCATTTCTTGCGTTTTATCAATTTATAAAAACCTGATAGTTCACCTAATGGGCATATAGCTATACCTATTCCGGCAAACTTTGCAATTCGGATTGGATCTCTGCTTCCTGTCATTCTTTCATAGTGTGCAATAATTGATTTAATTTTCTTGCGTGTTTTTTCGGTATTCAATTCTATCACCCTTTATTTTTGTTAGGATTATATTTTACCTTGTTTTCCTTTTTAGTTTCTGTAAGTGCGTATTCTAACGCATTACGAAGAAGAGCTTTAGAGGCTTCACTAAGTTCTTGACCGTTATACATGAGAGGGCTGTCACCTCCGCTCTCAAGTTGCTCCATCATCTCATCGAGGCTTTTTGCAATGTCTTTATGGTCTGAAGAAGACAAGCTGTTGCTATCTTTTTCTTCTAATAAGTCTGACTTGTTTACGCCGAAGTAGTCAGCTAAGGCTTGAACTTTGCCCATTCTAGGTAAAGCGACCATTTGTAGCCATGTATTAAAAGTTTGTGGCGATACGCCTATAGCGTCTGCAACTTCCTTCTGTGTTTTATTTTCTCTATCTAAATAGTGCCTTAGGTTTTTGGCGAATATTTTCTTTTGAAGTTCATCTGACATACATCTATCCTCCTAAACACATAATATAATGTAATTTGATTAAAGTCAACAATTAGTAAAAAAAAATTTGATTTTAGTATTGACATCAAATTAAATTTGATTTATGATATAGCTGGTAAGACTTAGGAAAGGAAGTGATAAAGATTTTACAGATAAGTTTAGCGGCGGCTAGAGTAAACGCTGGAATGACACAAGAAGACGTATCAAGGGCCCTCAAGGTCTCAAAAAATACCATTGTAAGCTGGGAAAAAGGGGCGACGGAACCAACGATTTCAAGGGTAAGAGAGTTATCGGAGCTTTATAATATTCCGTTAGACAATATTTTTTTGCCTTGTAAATCAAATTAAATTTGATTTTGATAAATGGAGGTGATTTTATCAACGAGTTAAAAATATCTTTGGCGGCGGCAAGAGTAAATGCAGAGCTTAGCCAAAGGGAAGTAGCAAGAATGTTGAAAGTAGGTACGCAGACTATTTTAAATTGGGAAAAAGGCAAAGTAGCAATGCCGGCTTTTCAACTTGAAAAATTATCTGAGATTTACAAGATGCCGATTGAGAACATAAGAATTAAAAAGAGCTGCACAGCTCAGAACCAATGAGTTATGCAGCAAAAATAGCAATTATTTTTTCTTACTTGGTGTTTGTGATAAAGCAGAACCGGCAACGGATTTGGAAGCAGAGCTTGTTCGCTTATCACGAAGAATTCTAGATGCAGTAGATGCAACTCTTTTAGAAGTTTCTTTATTAGCCATAGACACCTCCTTTCGTAGATTTTTATTAAGTATATTACTACGGGATAGGGGAGTCAAGGGCAAATATACAATATATAGTATTTTATTACAGAATATAAGCTATATATTGTAGCACAAAGTAAGATGAAATAAATAAAAGTAGGCAAAAGTAGTTGTTGTACAAACGGGAAGGATAGGAGGGAACATGGAATTACAAAAAATCACACTTAAGGATAACCGGATATATCTTGATGGAGTGGAAATTAAGAATGTTAAGGAATTTACATTAAAAAGCTCCGCCATGGCTGAAGCGGAGTTGGAAGCGACCTTATATGTTTCTTTAGAGAAGGTATTAGAAGTGGATAATATTAGAGTCGCAAATATGTCAGAAGAAAAAACAGTGTACTTTCAGGATGAAATAGTAGCAATGAAAAAGGCATTAAGTATAGCGATTGAGAAGGGAAATGCTGAGGAAATAGCATCACTATCAACGGCCATTGCCAACTTGACAAAGGCTGGTGCTGATATAGAGCTGCAGATTAGCTACTAGGCTTAGGAGGGAAAAATGTCAGAAAAAGAAAATCGTATATCTGTAGAACATGCAGCGCAATTGCTTGGGGCATCTCCTCAATTTGTGAGAATAGGACTACAGCAAGGAATACTAAAGTTTGGCATGGCTGTAAAAATGTCTAGACAATGGACATATGTCATAACTAAGCAGAAGTTTGAAGAAGCCACAGGAATAAAGGTTTGAGAGGTGGCCTGATGCGAATGACAAATTATAGAGGGTGGACAAGAGAAGAAGTTGATCTGGTAAAAAGCCTTATGGAAAAGCAGGAAAAAGTGGCCAATATTGCAAGACACTTAAACAGACCATATCAAAGCGTTTCTTTAAAAGTAAAAGAGATAAACTCCGGAGAAGTGAAGTTAAAGAGATATTGGAATTTTGAGGAACTAAAGATGCTAAAAGCATTACTTCAAAAAAGAATAAGTGTCACTCAGATAGCAAATATTATGGGAAGAAATGAATTTTCAATTAGAAATAAGTTGGCCAGGATGGGTACTGACATCTGGAATGAATCTGCATATCACTCATACATATGTTAAAAGGAGGAAATAATGTTAACTGCAGAGCAAGCTGAAGTTATAAGAAAGATTTTTGAGAAAAGTTTGGAAGTGAATCGAAAAGGAAGAGCAGAAGTGTTCTTTGACTGGCATCCACATGTACAACAGGTTGAGGTAACAATTTTTAAGCCAAATTGGGAAAATAACCCAAAAGGAAAGAGAATGTATTTCTACTACGACAAATTGGACCCATTATACGAAAGTCCAGAAGATGAGGTATATGGGCCTGAAACAATAGAAGCAAAATTAAACGAATATTTGTAAAAGGATTTGTAAGTAGAGGATTCTAAAAGGATAAATACGAGATAGAAAATTGTAAACAGAAGTGGCTCCGGTAGTCGGCGGTGCAATTGGACCGAGCGAAAGCTAGGACAGTCCGGCGGTATCATTGGCAAGGTGAGTTGTGGAAGTTTGCAATAGTAAAAAACATATACTTTTAACAAGTCGCTGACAATTGACAGCAATTGACAGCAATTGACAGCAATTGACAACAATTGCGTCCGTAATCCAATCCAATCCGAATCCAAATACAATCCGAAGTACAATCCGTATA